CCGCCATAACACTATATGCAGTAAGAGAAAATTTTTCTAAGAAAAATTATATATAAAAGTAGCCGTAGAATTAGAAAAATATTTAAAAAGTTTCTACGTTATAACTCTTCATATTCATATATAATTATATTTAAAATTTAAAAATAAGAAAATTGATAAAAAATTTTAAGAGAGTCAACATGAGTTGAGTATAAATCATATAAATACGATTCACTCAGTCTAGGGTATGAAATTCCTTGCGCACTAACGCGATTTTCGAAATCGCTAAGCAAAAATTGCCAATCACTATGCAAGTAAATTTCTCTTTGATAGTTATGCAATTTATCTCTCATGACCTGATTTATATCTTTCGAATAATCCACCCATGAAAGGCCTGATTGCAAAACATTTAAATCCAACGGACACATAACCCTTTTTAGAATTGAATGATAAACGAATCTTCGTTTAAGAAACGTTATATCTTCTATTCTATCAAAAGGCTCGGTTATTACACCTTTATGTGACGTAGTTAAATCCATACCCAAATCTTGATAAAACTCTCTCATTGTTAAAGCATTATGTGAATGTAGAATATCTTTATTTTTAATAGCATTCACGCTATCATCTCCATACAAATAGTCTACAATACTATTAGAAAAATCAAAAATAGTAGGTGGTTTTTTAAACTGGTTTACCCAATTTCTATAAAACCACATTGCAGTATAAAAACGGTGTACAAAACTATTTAAAATTGCTGTTAAAAAAGATCCTGATGCCATAGAGTGAGTTGTTAAAACTAAATCATCTTGAATATTCACTATTGATCTAAAAGTAGATTCAATAAGAATATTTCCGATGAGCTTTGACTCTTCAGGCATAAAGGATATGAGAAGTTCCTGCACTTCTCTCTGGACTTGTGGCGACATTTTACCATCCCACTTCTTGACATCACCAGCAAAAACTCCATGACTCGAAACCAAAGTTTGATACATTGCATCCCAATCTTTGAATGGATTGCAACCTATCATTATTTGATTAGTTTCACGATTAGCAACTATATATTCAACCATCTTACCAAAATACTTTTTGGTGAGTACTTGATTAAAAATAGTGCCAACCCTAAAACTTCGAGGTTCACCAAGTTTTTCACTTCCGCGAAGTTCATCCTTAAGAGTTTCGACCCACACTAATTTCTCCCAATCAACTAAGCCTTGATTTAAATCTTGTTCAAATTTATCAAGATCTTTAGAAAAGGAATCAGTAAACTTTCCGTTTACAAAATCAATGTAATCCGACTTATCTTTAGAACAACCGTAACCATTACTAGAATCTTTATTTAGTCCTGCTAACAATTCATTACCTTTTACTATTGAAAATTCATCCAATGAACCAAAAGGTTTCAAAATATTTGCACAAACTTGTTTAGCGTACTCCATTTCTGCTAGAGAAACGGCGTTACATTCAATAAACGATTTCTTGGCTACATCTTTCACGGTACAGCGACCAGAATGTTGTAAGTTGGCTGGAGATCTCGACAAAGGATAAATTCCAAACAGAGGTGACGGACCAAAATTAGTTTTAGTAGGGACGCTACTATTCAAAGGAGAATTTAACTTAATAAATGACCCTTCGACTGGTTTGTCACTGACTGTGTAGGGAAGTGAATTAAGAGTTTCATCCAAATGATATTGAATAACACTCTTTATTTCACTACTCCACAAGCGCGCACAACCCGTTGAAATTTTCTCTTGCCCGGCGATATGCATTCCTTGAATGAATCCATACTCATCAACAACTGCACTTCCACATAAACCATTACCTCTTTCAGTATATAAAACTCTACTGTCTTCAGGAATAGTAATTGGAATTTGAGTTTTTCTATTCAAACCCTTTACAGTCGTGTAATAAGTAATAGATCCCTTATAGGGAACACTAATCTTTCCATAATCGAGAACTTTCTCATCACCTACCCAATATTTCACTAATCCTTTCTCACTCTTAAAATGATTTTTAAGAGATTTGAAGGGAGTAGGGAAAGATTCAGGCAGAGACAAAATGCAGATGTCTTCCTCGTTGTTACGATAAACAACAACGGCTTTCTCCAAATCCACTTGCACATTCTTCTTATCACCTTTCGCATAAAGCTTAATATAGACAACATCAGTTGCAACTGCATGACTCGGTAAAATAATCTTACGACCACTTACCATTGCCTTGCAAGTTACAACTTCTTTGTCGTTGCAATCAACAAAAACTTCACAGTGTTTAATGTTCTTTTGAACATACAAAACACCAGAATGAATTTCTTTATCAGCGAAACTAATAACATCTGATTCACTATTTAAAGTAGTTGGGAAAAACAAAGAAAAAATAAAAAAATAAGCTAAAATCAAAATATATATAGAAAGATAGATGGTAATTTTCAAACCACCATTTGGATCCATAAACCATGAGAAGATTTGTTGGAAACGTGACCAAAAAGTATCCCTTAAATACAAAGAATACTCTTTGATCAAATCCCAAATATTTCGCAGAGACAAGTCCCAAAATGGAACATGCAAATCCGTGAAAACATATCGAACTTGTTCATCTGCTCTTATTTGTAACAAATAGGAATCAGTGGCTTCTTGCCTAACAGCATACATTTCTGTATGTCGAGTTATGCCAGAAATTAGAATAGTTCGATCCCTCATACTTTGAATAACATGCAAAGGGGGCCTAGTTGTTGGATCATTATCATCTTCGTCCCGGGACTCGCGTCCTTCAAAAGACACAAGAGCCTCTGAATATTCTTCGTCATCATTTGTTAGCATTTCCGCACACAAATCAAAATCAAGAATTTGTTCTTCTTCGGGCGACAATTCAGTGTTTTGATGAAATTTCTTTTTCAAACATAGAAATGCTTGAACAATCTTCTTCATCCACACTAATAAGTCCACTCTTCGAGTGTGAGGTTTGATAACAAATGTTGGAGAAATTTCTATATCTTTCTGTTTAAAAAAATTAAAAACATCTACTGGAAAACTATTATGAAACGAATTAGTAGTAATGTCAAAATATTTAAAGGCTATTACACCAGTTAAGGATCCATCTTTGGCTTTTGCTTGCGAAAAGTCAAAAACATTTCCTCTCCTCCATAATGCCTTAATATCTGAAATGCAGTCTGATTTTGTCAGGCCATGCAAATTACTAAACGAATTCGTTGTCAAAAATAATAATTCCGAGTTAAAAAATTTGGTGTCTTTTAATTTGGCGTCTGCACAGTCTAAAGGAAGTTTAACAGGGGATACCATATTAATAATGGTTCTCCACTGAGACACTCCCTGTTGACCTACATCATCCATATAGAAGATCGGCTCATTGTTGTAAGTATCGTAGAAATCTTTTCCATCGTCTACCGATTTAACAACATGAGAATAGGCTGGCATTTTGAGACTTTTCAACAATGGTAACATAGTATAAGATTTCAAAGTTCCCGGAGGACCTTCAAAAACGAAACAAGTAGGTTCTACTCTACTCATTTCTCCATAGGCCTTTACTACCTTACCCATTCTTAAAACGGCCTCAAAGATATGTCCTACGCCTGCATGACGTCTAGCCCAAGAAAAGAAATCAGGATCACTTTCTGCAACATTCAAAAATTCTGTCACGGAGTGCCTAAATAGCACATCGCTCATAATTTTTGGATTTTGCCGATATTGATCCACCAATCTCTTTCCTTTATCTAAAACTAAATGATGTTTTGTCACATTGATTTTGTTAGTAAAAGAATCAAATATCTCTACTATTTGTGCTGGCAGTTTATCCTTGATAAACTCATACACACAACTAAACAAATCAGATAACCAAACCACCAAAGAGTGATAGACACCAATATCATCCAAAAATTTTACATTTGTGAATGTGGAAGCTCTCTTAATTAACTCATTAATTTTGCTTGGCAAAAACATGCTCAAACCCGCCATTAACAATCCGTCAATAGACTCTTTTTCAAAAGTCAATTCACGAAGTGTGAATAATTCAATAACAATTTTAATAAAACTCGTTATCGAAGGCTGATCCGACAATGTCTTGATACTCAACAAAATGTTAGCCAGAGTTAATAAAGTTGGTTTGTTGAGATATTTATCACTGGAATGTTTCAACTCGGAAAGTTTATTTAGCGCATTTAATAAAATTTTCAAACCATCAACAGCTCCAAAAAGAGTGTCAAAAACTGACTCCGCTTTAAAACGGCGAACAGCTTTAGCGACACTCTTAGTGCAACCACCAATAATTTTATATTTTATTAGACCCAGAGAGATAATTTTCCCTGTAACCTGAATAAACACACTGCGCGAAACTTCTTTTCGAACCATGCTGGATGAATATAAAAAAAAATACTGAGTTTTGGATGACTTTCCTTGATTAATTTCATTATTAAGACTTTTCATTTTTGTTTTTTGATAAGAACGCTTCGATCCATTCGACCGGATCTAGCTTAGGTTATGATTAGCGACATGAAAAGTACCATACGTTTTCAATTAATCATATTAAACCTTATAAAAGATAGAAGAAGAGTTGAATATCCTACTGTAAAGAGATACAGTAGTAGCAATAATAAAACAAACTTTTATATATACGTAT